TAGCGGTGGATTCTTCGTGCCTTCCTTCAACCTGCACATCCACGAGCCCCATCCCATGCGGACGATTCCTAAATAAGGAACCTGAAGACCGGAATACCAGCCTCCTAAATTAGAGATGGAAGCACCTGCCGGTCCCTGTATGCTGCCTGCGCTTACCCATTTCGTACCATTCCATACGTACAGGTTGCCGTCCACCATCCAGGCATCATTTGGATGGTTGCCCTCGGAAGGGAGTTCTTCTATACTACCTTTCTCACCAAGCAGGTTGAACGACGTTCCGTCGGTACCCTTGTCCACCTGCAACAGCCAGTCCACGCTGTCCGCCGACGGTTCGGCATCCGTACCCGCTTCGTTGACGCACAGCCAAAGACATCCGTCGTGGCTTACGCGGTCATAATAATCACACAGTTTCTTGCCTTCTTCCTTCACAAGATCCTCCCATGCGCCGCGGTCGTTGGCTGTGCGGACGGGAGTGCCATCCGGCTTCACCTGCATGATTTTTCCGGTAAAATAAACATCGGTCGTGTATTCCGAATACCCTTCCATATTCAGGCCAAAGACGTTCAGGTTCGACAGGTCTCCGGACTGCTTGGCTATGTTACCTTTACCGATTTCCCATGTATTCTGATGCCACAGATACCTTGTGTAAGTACGGGTTTCGTAAACAGATGTCTGCCTGTCTTCACGCGTGAAACTGCCGTATGCCACAAACTTCATCTGCTCGAAAGGGTCGAAAGAAAATTTCCAACTGTCCGAGACGGGCCGAATCTGATACTTGAACTGCTCGTTCTTGTTACCCATCACCTCGGTAATCGTGAAATAAACCGTGCAGAACCCGGCGAACGTCCGGTTCCCCCGGCTGTCATCCGTATCTTCAGTGGCATTGTCAGAAGATGTAAGAGAGTGGAATATACCCATACAGATGTCACCGACAGCTACTGCGCCGATTTGCCCACCC